GGAGTAGATAATGCTGAGGTAGCTGATTGGATTAAAAAGAACCTTGAGACAGATCAATTGATCCTCGAGTACTACACGCCTGGAGAACCAAACAGCGGATGGATCCACTGTAGTTGGATACCTGAAGGAAGACGTGAACAATTTTTACTTGCGCACAGAGTAGAAGGTAAAACAAAATACAAACCCATAATAGGAAAGGCAAAGGATTTAGTATAATGGCAATAACAAGAGCACAAATGGCTAGACAATTAGAACCAGGTCTAGGTTCATCAGATAAGAAAAAATTAGACAAAGTAATCGCAAAAACACATGGAAAAGTCTATAAAGAAAAAAAATCCAATAAAAAGAATCCTCTCTCTAGGACATTTACTGTTTAGACCAAGAGTGGTACAATCTAAGAAGTTGTACAACAGAAAGAGGCTTAAACAGCATGACAAAACTATGTGCTAGAGGCAAAGCGGCCGCAAAAAGAAAATTTAAAGTTTATCCGTCAGCATATGCGAATGCATACGCTAGTAAAATTTGTGCGGGTAAAATAAAAGATCCATCAGGTACAAAAAGAAAAGATTGGGGGCCTAAGAAGGCAAACAAGGGTAAATACTTTGACGAACAAACAACTAACGTTAAAGGAAAAAATAAAACAGGTCCTATGCCAGGCGGTAAGATGCCAGAGATCCCTGGAGAAGAATATTTAAAATACAAAAAATATAAAAAGAATAAAGTGGTATCTGCATATCAGGGTAAATTTATTAAACATGACTCAGGTGATATTCAGTTATCAAACGACAGTTATTCAAACTATTACGGTGACCTATTGAAATGAGCCTTAAAAAGTGGTTCGATGAAAAATGGGTAGATATTGGTTCTAAGAAACCAGGAGGAGGATACAAAGAATGTGGAAGAAAATCTGCAAGTGGATCAAAAAGAAAATACCCCAAATGCGTGCCTGCTGCAAAAGCAGCCCGAATGACAGACTCAGAAAAGCGTTCTGCTGTTGCGAGGAAAAGAAGTAAATCTCAAGGTGTAGGTGGTAAACCTACAAATGTAAGCACTTTTGCATCTAAAGGTGCATTTACTAAATTGTATTACGGTGGTATGATAGATACATAATGGAAGAAGCAACTGAATACAAAGCCTATTTAGAGGCACTAAAAAAAGCAACGAATTCTGTCAAAGAAGACAAACAGGATAAGGCTGCAAAAGCTGTGGCTAAAAATAGAATAACCAATTTCTCTTGCGGTGGTATGGGTATCGCTGTTAAGGGAGGAAAATTTGAAGGAGTAAAATAATGGGTAACATGAAAAAAGATAAATTAGCGGATTATGTTAAAAAAATAAAAATGGAAGGTATTGAAGGAAAAACAAAAAGACTTTCTGATGATATTAAAAAGAACATGAAAGGCAAACCTGGAGTAAAAAGTAGAGCATCAGGTGGCATGATGGGTGGTGGAAAGAAAAACTACAAAACAACTGGAATGCTAGGTGCTAAAACAGGAAAATTAGTGGGTGGTCAAAAGAATTTACCAGGACATTTAAAAAAAGCAATCTTAGCGTAAGGATGAAATGGCTACATCAGGAACTACAAGTTTTAACATCACTATTGATGAGGTTATCGAAGAGGCTTACGAAAGATGTGGCGTAAGAACTAATTCTGGTAATGATATTCGTTCTGCTAGAAGAAGTTTAAATCTTTTATTTTCTGAATGGGGTAACAGAGGTATCAATCTTTGGAAAGTAAAATCAGAAACTACAACATTAGTTAACGGTCAAGTAACCTACAATACACCAAGTGATTGTAACGATGTGCTTGAAGCTGTTGTTACTACAACAGGTGGTAATCAACAAACTTTAACGAAAGTATCTAGATCTGAATACATTGCAATTCCTGATAAAACACAATCAGGTACACCTTCACAGTATTATGTGAATAGACAAATTACACCAACTATAAGTTTATATCTGGCTCCTGATACGAGCGCCGTGACGAATATATTCTATTACTATCTTGCAAGAATCGAAGATGTAGGTGCATATACTAATACTTCAGACATGCCATTTAGATTCTTTCCATGTATGGTATCTGGATTAGCTTTCTACTTATCACAAAAGATTGCACCTGATAGAATACAAGCATTAAAATTATTATACGAAGATGAATTAAAAAGAGCATTGGAAGAAGATGGACAGAGAACATCTGTTTACATCACTCCTAATGTTTATTACCCACAAGGATCATAATGGCGTACGCAAAAGGTAAATACTCGCAATCCATATCTGATAGATCAGGCCAAGCTTTCCCTTATAGAGAAATGGTAAAAGAATGGAACGGTTCTTGGGTACACACATCTGAATTTGAAGCTAAACATCCTCAACTAGATCCAAAGCCACATATGGCGGATCCTCAAGCATTGTGGAATGCAAGACCTCAAAGATCAGCACCAGTAACAGTTTATTTAGATCCGCAGTATTGGGATGGTCAATTTACATCAAATGGAATGCAACCTTCTACATCACCTCTTGAAGAAAATAACAAGAGACAAGTTGGAACGAGGGTTGGTACCGTAACAGTGGTAATATCATAATGGCAATAAGTTATTCAGATTTTTTAACACAAGTAAGAAACTACACAGAAGTAGATGCTAATGTACTTTCAGACACCTTAATTGCTCAATTTATTAGAAATACAGAATTAGGTATTGCGGGTGCTGTTGATTATGATGAAACAAGAAAATATGCTACTTCATCATTCACAGCAAATAAAAGATATTTAGTTATGCCTGCTGATTTTTTAATCATTAGATCTTTACAGGTATTTTCTACAACCGATCAAACAGGTACTAGAAATTTTATGGAAAAAAGAGATACAAGTTTTATATCTGAATATAATAGCTCAGGTGCTACGGGACAACCTAAATACTATGCTAATTGGGACGACGATAATGTCGTTGTAGCTCCAACTCCAGATCAAGCTTATGCGGTTCAATTAAACTATATAATTGATCCTCCTGGATTTACATCTTCAAATTCTACTTATTTATCTCAATATCAAGAATCTTTACTTCTTCATGGTGTTTTAACAGAGGCTTTTTCTTATCTTAAAGGTCCAATGGATATGTACAAACTTTATAAAGACAAGTATAATGAAGAGATACAAGCGTTTGCTCTTCAACAAATGGGTAGAAGAAGACGTGCAGAATTTGATGATGGTGTACCACGAATTAAAGTGCCTTCACCGTCACCGTAATATTAAAGGAGAAAAATTATGGCAATACAACAAGCAGTATGTAATTCATTTAAAAAAGAATTACTAGACGGCGTTCACGACTTTGATTCAGGGGGAGACGCTTTTAAATTATCATTATACACATCACAAGCTACAATTAATGCAGCAACAACATCTTTTACAACAGGAAATGAAGTAGGTGATTCAGGTCAATACACATCAGGTGGATCTCAACTTCAATCACAACAAACCTCGGTTGCCTCAGGTGTTGCAATCGTAAATTTTGCAAACTTATCTTTTACTGGAGTAACATTAACAGCTAGAGGTGCTTTGATTTACAATAGCACTGATGGTAAAAAAGCAGTTTGTGCATTAGATTTCGGTGGAGATAAAACAGCAACAGCTGGAACATTTACTATTCAGTTCCCTGCATTTACAACATCGGCAGCAATACTAAGAATTAGTTAAGGAGATTAAATGGCACTTGTGCTTAACGATAGAGTTAAAGAAACAAGCACCACTACAGGAACTGGTACGCTAGATCTTGGTGGTGCGGTTCAAGATTTTGAAGGTTTTGTTTCTGCTATAGGTGATGGTAACACAACTTACTATGCAATAGTAAATACAGGCACAGGTGAATTTGAAGTTGGTATTGGTACCGTAACCGATGCAGCAACAGATACTTTATCAAGAGATACCGTAATATCTTCTTCTAACTCAGATGCTTTAGTTAATTTTACAAGTGGATCTAAAGATGTATTTTGTACATTACCTGCTTCAAAAGCAGTTGTAGAAGATGCAAGCAGTAATGTAACTTTACCTGCTGATTTAACTGTTGGTGCTTTACTTAAAATGCCAACTAATACCGCTAATAAAATTTTAGTTGCAGATGGTACATCTTATGAAGAAGTAGATATTTCTGGTGATGCAACGATTGCATCGGGTGGAGCATTAACTTTAGCAAATACTGCAGTTACACCAGGAAGTTTT